GGCAAGATACCTCAACACTATCACATTCCACATGGGTGTCGTCTTAGACTAATCTCAACTGTAAACATGGATAGCTCATCCATCCGCAAAATTACCGATTTAGCGCGTTCTAAGTACAATCCGGTGTCTTTATCCTTTTTAAACAAAGGGACGTCTAATTTCACATCCTCAGACGGTCAAGAACACAAAATGGAGAATATGCGAGATGTCTCCGTTCAAGAGAGGTATATTCGAGAATATCTAAAAGATTATGAACTAGAAGAGGACTTGATGAGTCAAGTGCTAGATCTAAACACTAAGTATAATAAAGAGGTCGAGAAAATTGAAGAGGTACGAAGAAACGTCAAATGGAATATTAAAGAGATGGAGTTCTCAAATCTCTTTAACTATGGACAAGGTAATACTTTGGACTTTGCAAATCTCTCTGGAACTGTTGGCATTTTTGGCAAGAACTACAGTGGGAAGTCTTCTGTTATTGATTCTGCTCTTTATGGCATTTATGGCGGAACCAGCAAAGCCGAGAAGAAGAACGTTCACCTCGTCAATCAAAACAAAACTAAAGCCTCTATCAAGATGGTGGTCGAAGCAGATGGTCAAGAGTACCAAATTACTCGTAATCTTAATAAATCTTATAAAACCCAACGAGGAAAGTCCATCCCTGTGGCCTCTGGTGATCTTGACTTCCATAATCTCACTACCGATAGTTCTTGCAACGGTGATTCTGTAAAAGATACTGAGGCTAACATAAGAAAGATTTTTGGTAATATTGAAGACTTCATGATTACTTCCATGGCATCACAGTTGGACTCTCTTGCATTTATCAAAGAAGGGTCTACAAAGCGTAAGAATAAATTGGCCAAGTTTCTTGACCTTGACATCTTTGAACAAAAGCTAAGCTTTGCAAAGAAAGACTCTTCTGAGATATCCGCACTAATAAAGCGTCTTAAAAATAAAAAAATTACAGAACTGTTAGTAGCCAAGCAAGAAGAGATAGAAGAAATCAATGATGATATAGACCACCAAACAGATTTGTGCAAAAAATACAACACACGTTACGAAGAACTACTTGAAGATTTTTTAAAGATAGAAGAAGAGATTAGTTCTATTCCACAAAATATCATTGATATTGATGAACTAGAAGATGAAATAGATCGTCTTGATTTAGAAATTCACAAAGCTGGTGTAAAAGTATCTGAAAACAAACAGCAGATAAAACAAAACCAACTTGCTATTCAACAAGCAGATGATATTGTAGACTCTATAAACAAACATAGGCTTACGAAAATTTTAGAGCAGTGTAGTGAGTTCGAAGAAGCTCTAAAGTCCTCAGAACAAGAACTTAAGAAGCTTAAAACAACAGAAAAACAATCTATTAAAAAAATCAATATGCTTCATGACCATAAGTACGATCCTGATTGTGAGTATTGCTCTAACAACAAATTTGTCAAAGATGCTACAAAAGCCAAAGATTATCTCCCAACTCTTGAAGAAGAGATTGAGGAAGTAGAAAAAATAATTGATGGTTGGAAATTGAGTATCTTTGGCCTCGATAAAGAATCAGCTAAGAAAGAATTGCAAACTTTGGATAACAGTATAACTAAAAGAGACAAGTTTATGGCTACAAACAAGAATTTAGAAATAACAAACGAATCTCTTGTTTCTAGAATTTCTTTGATGGGTAACCAAAAATCATCTTTGGAACAAGAGCGAGATGAATATAATGCTAACCGCCAAGCGATTGAAAATCTTTCCTCCTTGGTAAAATCTAAAAACGCAGTTAAGATAAAAATGTCTGAGTCCAAAGAAAGAAAAGAAAAATGTGACAAAAAGATTCAAGATTATCTTGTTGAACTTGGAGCTGTCAAAAGTACCATCAAGCGCCTTCATGTCGAAAAGCGAGAGCAAGATGAGCTGGAAGAGTCGTTTATTGCCTATGAGTTGTTTATGCGCTGTATGCATCCCAACGGAATTGCCTATGAGATAATTAAACAGAAATTGTCGCTTATTAACGAGGAAATACAAAAGTGTCTTGCAAATATTGTCGACTTTGAAGTTATGTTCGAAGAAGATGGTCGAAACCTTGACATAAATATCAAGCATCCAAAGTATGACTCCCGTCCTATCTCCATGGGCTCTGGTGCTGAGAAGACAATTGCTGCCATGGCTATACGCCTCGCTCTGATTGAAATAACGAACTTACCCAAGTCTACTTTGTTTATTATGGACGAACCAGCAACGGCTCTTGACCAAGAACACATGGAAGGCTTTGTTCGTTTAATCGATATGATAAAGGATAAGTTCAAAACGGTGTTATTGATTTCTCACTTAGATGTTTTAAAAGATTGTGTTGATAAGACGATAGACATACAAAAAGTCGGTGGTTATGCTAAAGTAAACTGTTAAATCTATTTCCAAAGCCTATTTAGTGTAAAAGCTATCTAGGCTTTTTCTTTTGGAGATTAAAGATGAAACTCACAGAAAAACAAATCAAAAAGATTATCAAAGAAGAACTCAATAAAATTCTTAAAGAAAGCATGAGCCCTGATCACCCTGACTATGATCATGTTGCTGGTATTATTATGAGAACTTTTCAAAACATGATGCACCTTGCTCCATTGGTAAAACAAGGCATGGGGCATATGTTCGAAAATGACATTTATCATCATGTTGCTGAGGAAGCTCCTGAGCATGCAGAGTATATAACCCAAAGAGTAATGCAAATGCTTAAGGAAGTGTAATGACTAGAGAAGAATTTTTAAAAGCAGGAGAAAAAATGGAACAAGAAAGAAAAGAAAGTCTGAAACAACAACTATACCTTGACAATAAACAAAAAGGTATCCTTGATGCTCTACAAGAGAAAGCAATCTCTCGTAAGCTGCTTGTGTTTGTATCAGCAACAGCTTTGTTATGGAACGCACAACTAGACCCTGAAACTTGGGGAATGATTGCTATGATGTATATTGGTGGACAAACCGCCGTTGACTTTGCCAAAATGTGGCGACACGGTGGTTAGTCATGATCTGGTTGTACAAAGCAAAGAATTGGATTGTAGCTCATAAGAACTGGTTGGTTCTTATGGGTTTGTTCGTTTTATCTTATGCTCTTGGCAAGAAAGCAAACAAGAACTATCTTGAAATGGCTAACTTAGCTAAAAAACAATACAAGAAAGATAACGAAGAACTTGAGCATTTACAAAAAACAAAACAAGCTAGAGATAAGAAAGCAAAACAAAAAGCAAAAGCTGTAAAGGTTGCTCTTGAATCTGAGAAAGAAAAAAGATTAAAAGAATTAGAAACACAAAAAGCTGATCCTGATGATGTCTTTAAAAACTTAGGAATAAAAAAGAAATGATTTTCTTACTATCTTTAGCATTTGCAGACGCACCCGAATACACCTACCTTGAAACAGGGGAACCAGCTCCGTTTGCTGGTCGTTTGTTTAACGACGAAGCGTCACAATTGATAGCTAACCAAGTCCAAGATGCAACAGATAAGTGTCTTATTGAACTGGACTATCAAGTCGGAATGGCTCTTGCAAAGAAAAACGAAGAAATTCAAGAGATAAGATCAAAGCATATCTACCAAAAGAAAGCCCTAGCATCTAAGATTGAATCCCAACAGAAGCGGATAGAAGACTTGGAGAAATTAAAAACACCATCAAAGAAGGAGCTTTGGTTCTCTTTGGGACTAATTAGTGGTGTAGCAATCACTATAGCTATAGCAAACGCGGTGAACTAAAAATGTTAATAAAAATTATTAAAAAAGTAAAGGACTTGGTATGCCCACCAGCAACTCAGGACCTAGCTCTTAACACAAAGAACCGAGATGCAACAATAAAAAAATATAATTACGGTCCTCTAAATGTTGACGAACCAGCAGATTACTGGAAAAAAATAGCTAAGTATTGGAAAACAACTGAAAAAGCAGCTATGAAATCTGTGTGTTATAATTGCGTTGCCTTCGACATCTCTCCTCGTATGAAAGATTGTTTACCTGGAGATACTTTTGATGATGACGGTATTTTAGGATACTGTTGGATGCACCATTTTAAATGTCATTCTGCTCGTGCCTGTCACACTTGGGCTAAAGGCGGACCAATAAAAAACAATAAAGAATCAGCAGAGTGGCAAAAGAAAAACTCTGGTGGTATGAAATGAAAATAACAAAACAAGATATAAAAAGAATGATAAAAGAAGAACTCCGAAGATTTCTTAATGAAGACTTATCATTATTAAGAGACATGACGCCCGGCGATGTTCTCGAGTACATGAGACGAGAATTGAACGGAAAGACTTGGTTTTTTTGGGATTTAGAAACAATTGGTTTTGATGGACAGATTACACAATATGGAGCTATAGCTTATAAGATTGATGATATTGATGGTCCGATTCCAACTAAGCCATTGGCCAGATTTGATGTAAATGTTGCTTTAAATGAAGAAACACTTGAAAGACATATTCTAGAACAGGACACAATAAACAAAGCAGATAAAGTTTTTAGTGATTTTGAAAAAACCCGTGAGCGCACAAGAGAAATAGATTTTTTATTGAAATTACAAGATAAACGAAAAGAAGGAGTACCTTTCACTGTGGCTGATATGATTGGCTACACAAATTATGTAACAAGACCCGACGACAGAACTGAGGTTGAAGCTATGGAAGAATTTCTAGCATGGGTTAAAGCTTTAGGTCCAAATGTTGTTTCTGTTGGTCATAATATAAAGTCTTTTGACAGAAATAAAATTATAAAAGAAGGGCAAAAACTTGGAATTGATACCAAGGCTTTTGAACAAATAGATATCTTCGACACAGTAAACTTCCAAAGACAAGTGCTAAAGCAAATAGCACAGTATCAAATGGAACAAGGAGATCCGAGAATGACTCGTTTCTTTGACGGAAAAGAAAAAGAAATAAAAGGCGAAGTAAAAACCATAATGTCTTTCAATGGAAAACTTCAAAGAATGATGGATATATATGGACCAGGACCAGATTACATTCAATTGCACACGGCAATTGACGACACAAGGCAACTAATTACTGCTTTTTTTAATATGTATACTGAAGTGAAAGACCTTATTATGACTAACGAAAAAATAAGAAACCTATCATCAGCTATAAATGTACCAAGAGCACAAAAAGAACTAGGTACGAAAGATACAAAAGACCCATTAGATATCAGTAAAGCACTTAAACGAACAAAGAGGGGATTATGAAAAAGAATGATCCAAACTATATTGTAAAAGTGGAAAAAGCAATTGCAGAAAAATACGGTGAAGAAGCAATTGATAATCCAAAGCGACACTGGACTGATGAAAAAGAGAAAGAATATGTAAAGCAACTAAAAGACCTTTACACAACATCAAACGAAAAAGACAACTTCCAAGTTGAAGTTGGTGGCGTTTTTATTGCAGAGAAACTAATTACGAAAGAATCTAAACGTTCTTGTCCTGTTTGTAATACTTATTCATTTAAATCAAGAGACGATGTCTATATGGCAAAATTTGATTGTTGTGAAAAATGTTATATTCAATGGATTGAAGGGCGCGAAGAACGATGGCTTAAAGGATGGAGACCAAATGAGTAACACAACATTAGAAATTATACAAGGACTAGCACAAGCAGCAGCAAACGTTTATGACGGAGCCCATGACGAAAGATTTTCCTATGATGGTGAATCAAGAACAATGGGTCTAAAACGAGAAGAAGGCTGTCCAATAATGGACAGCAGAGTTATAGACGGATTTAAAGTTCGTTTTTATGGAGACTCAATGATTCTTTCATATCAATCAGATATCTTATTGAAAGAAGTTTATACAGGTAGGTTTGAACAAGACATAGAATCTATGCTAAATGACATTAAAAAGTTTTTAGAAAAAGAATATAGAGCCGTAACAGGTAAATCTGTCTCTCTCACTTCTAAAGGTGAGCCAAATATTCTTGTTCAATCAACATCAAGGGTTCGTTCTTTTGTTGAGGCTAACCAACATTTTAAAATTGGTGGAATAGAATCTATGCCGATTCTTGAACCCTCAATTGACACTACAAGAGATGTAACAAGAAAGTTTCTAGAACAATTTTCAGACAAGCGACCACCAAACGATAAACGTAAAAAAGGAGCAAGTTCAAAATGAAAATTTCCAATGAGCAATTAAAGCAAGTTATTCGTGAAGAATTAAACAAAGTTCTTAATGAAAATATAACTGAAAATGGCACTTATCCTATAATAAATTGGCAATTAATAGAAGAGCACGAAGATACAGATACTCCTTTTGAAATTAATGATGAAGTTGTTGAGATGTTTGCTGGAGATGACGACACATGGATTCGAAACATCTTAGGTGATGAACGTGCCGATAAAATAAGAAAAATGTTTGAAGGAGAAACAGTAGCAGAGTTTTTTGGTAACCCTGCTAATGGGCCAGCAGTTAACCAATTCTTTTCATTAGTAGAGACCTTAACAGACGTAGAAATAAAATATCCTGTTGGTATGTTGATTCTTGGTGGTGACACACATATTCGTGGATACAAATTTACCTTTGTTCCTGGTATTGGGTTTTCCTTTGTAGGCGAAAGCGAAAATTTGATAAGCGCAGTTGAAGCAGAGGGAACTGATGGTAAGGTTTACTTTGAACCGGGCTACACATCAACTGATAGTTTGTTTGGTAACATGGAATATGTTTTACAAAGATATGGTGTTTTAGAACTTGAAAAAGCAATAAGAATGCATGGTCGACGTTCCAGGTATAGCGGAACCTCAGTTGATGCTGTTAATTTAGATTTTAACAAACTTATAGAACTTTTAAATAATGGAACATTAGCGGCTAAATGGAGCCATAGATATTACGGTTACATTATAACAACTCCCTATGAGTAATGACTTTAAAACTATCAAAACAAGAAATAATAAAAGAAATCCTTAAATGCGGCAAAGATCCTCTTTATTTTATAAATAATTATTGTAGGATCTCTCACCCTCTTAAAGGTTTAATTCCTTTTAACACTTATCCATACCAAGATGATTTGGTCAAGGACTTCAACGATTATCGCTTCACAGTTATCCTTAAAGCAAGACAGTTAGGAATCTCCACGATATCAGCTGCTTATGCTGTTTGGTTTATGTTGTTTCACAAAGAAAAGAATATCTTGGTCATGGCGACCAAGTTCGGAACAGCAGCCAACTTGGTAAAGAAAGTAAAAATGGTAATGAAAAACTTGCCAAAGTGGATGCAAGTAGCAAGTATTACAATTGACAACAGAACCTCGTTTGAACTATCAAATGGGTCATCAATCAAGGCAGTCGGAACATCAGCAGACGCTGGTCGTTCAGAGGCGCTATCTTTATTAATTATAGATGAGGCAGCACACGTTGACGGCCTTGATGACCTATGGGCAGGTCTTTACCCTACTCTATCAACAGGGGGTCGCTGTATTGCTTTATCAACGCCTATGGGCGTTGGAAACTGGTTTCATAGAACTTACATAGACGCAGAGAATGGAGACAATGAATTTCATCCTGTATCTTTGCCTTGGGATGTTCATCCTGAGCGTGATGAAAATTGGTTTGTTAAAGAAACCAAAAACATGTCAAGAAGACAAATAGCTCAAGAGCTTGAGTGCAACTTTAATACGTCCGGTGAAACCGTCATACATCCTGATGATATTCATTGGATTTACGAAATCCAACAAGAACCAGAGTACAAAACAGGCTGGGATAGAAATATGTGGATATGGGAAAAGTATCAAGAAGGTGTTCCTTATCTTATGGTTGCTGATGTTGCCAGAGGCGATGGAGCAGACTCTTCCGTATTTCATGTACTAAGAACAGATACTATGGATGTAGTCGCAGAATATCAAGGTAAGCCAACTATGGATCATTTTGCAAAAATTTTATTTGATGCAGGAAAAGAATATAACAATTGTCTTATGGTAATTGAAAACGTTGGTATAGGAATAGCAGCATGTGAAAAAGTAAGAGACCTTGGGTATCCTAATCTTTATTATTCAATTAAATCAACTCATCAATATGTTGACTCTCTAGAAGGTGAATATAACGATAGAGCTGTTATTGGCTTTACTACTTCGATGAAAACAAGACCACTAATAGTAGCTAAGTTAGAAGAATACATAAGAAACAAATTGGTTAAACCAAAATCTTCTCGTTTGTTTCATGAGTTTAAAACATTCATATGGAACAATGGTAAGCCACAAGCTATGAGATCGTATCACGATGATTTAATTATGGCTCTTGCAATTGCTTGTTGGGTTCGAGACACGGCTCTAGAGGTTTCGGAAAAAGATAAGTTATATCAAGAAGCAATGATAAATTCTATTAAATCATCACAGACCACAATGAATACAGCTATCAAAGGAATGCGAGGCTTTGGTAGTACCAAAACACAAGAATCGTTAGAAGACTTTCAAAAGACCTATAAAGATTTTGCATGGATTTTTAAAGGTTAGCTTGACAAACAGCTAGCTTTATGCTATAATAGAACTATTTACTACGAAAAGGATGAGCTATGCCAAAATATAAAAAGTCGCCTTACAATCCACAGTCGGATTTATTCAAGGCTTTAACAAAATTGTTGTCCGGCCCAATAACACAAAGAAGAACACAAACTGGTCGAATGCTGCGGAGAAGACAGCTAGATAACTATGCAACAAAATTTAAATCAGCATCTGGTGCACAGTTTAAAAAATGGGAATATAATCCCATAAACAACGTTACCCTTAACATGATATCAAATAGAAACAGAGCTGAGCGTTATGTTGATTTTGATGAAATGGAATACATGCCTGAGATAGCATCATCATTGGATATTTATGCTGATGAGATGACAACTCATACTGCGCTTCGCCCAATGCTTAATATTAAATGTGCGAATGAAGAGATTAAACACATCCTCCATAACTTATATCATAATGTTTTGAATATTGAACACAATCTTTTTGGTTGGGCAAGAACAATGTGTAAGTACGGTGATTTCTTTCTATATCTTGATATTGATGAAGATTTAGGAATTCGATCCGCTATTGGTTTACCGACAAGAGAAATTGAGCGCCTTGAGGGAGAGGACCAAAGTAATCCAAATTACGTTCAATACCAATGGAATACAGCAGGACTAACTCTGGAAAATTGGCAAGTTGCTCATTTCAGAATCCTTGGTAATGACAAACACTCTCCTTATGGAACATCTGTTCTCGAAGCTTGTAGGCGTATCCACCGTCAGCTTATACTATTAGAAGATGCCATGATGGCTTATCGTATTGTTCGTGCTCCTGAGCGTCGTTTGTTTAAGATTGACGTTGGTGGTATTCCACCGCAAGAAGTTGAACAGTACATGCAAAAAGTCATGACTCAGTTAAAACGACACTCTGTTGTTGACCCAACCACTGGTCGTGTTGATTTACGCTACAACCCCTTGTCAATCGAAGAAGACTATTATATACCAATTCGTGGAGGCCAATCAGCTACTGACATCTCAAGTTTACCAGGTGCTTCTTACAATGGTGGCATCGATGATGTTAAATACCTTAGAGATAAGTTGTTTGCTGCTCTCAAAATACCACAGTCTTACTTGACAATGGGTGAGGGCGCATCAGAAGATAAAACTACCCTTGCACAAAAGGACATTCGCTTTGCAAGAACAATTCAAAGACTTCAACGTGTAGCAATAGCAGAACTCGAAAAGATTGGAATTATTCACCTTTACACGCTTGGTTATAGAAACGATGATCTATTAACTTTCAAGCTACAGCTAAACAATCCGTCCAAAATTGCTGAATTACAAGAGCTCGAGCATTGGGACAAAAAGTTTCAAGTTGCTGCGAACGCAACAGAAGGATACTTCTCAAAGCGCTGGATAGCAGAAAACATGTTTGGGCTATCTGAAGATGAATTTCTTAGAAACCAAAGAGAAATGTTTTTTGACAAGAAGTACATGGCCAAACTTGAAGCGGCTGCTGCTGGTGGAGAAGGTGGAGAAGAACCTGGAGGAGGCGGTGGGCTTGCTGGTGGGCTTGGAGATCTTGGCGGAGCAGGTGGAGACTTAGAAGGTGACCTTGGTGGTGACCTTGGCGGTGGAGACACCGGTGGAGGTGATGTCGGCGGCGACGAAGGGGGTGACACTGATCTGCTCGCCGAACCCTCTGCAAAACGTGATGAGCCACCACCAATTAGAGGAAACTATAAACGTCACCAGTCTTCTTATGACAAAGGCGGCATGAAAAAATCAATGCTCGGAGCAACAGGTATAGAAGCTGCTCATTCAACTGGTCGTAACATATATAAAGGATACGTTGGGAACGAATATTCTCTCTCAAATGTATCCGGCGGCTATTTAGAAGAAGAACAAAAACTAGAAACAGTATCTCGAGAAGTTGAGATGCTTATCGAATCATTAAACACAAAGGAGAAACAAAATGAAGATAACTAATAAACAACTAAAACAAATAATCAAGGAAGAACTTGCAGAGGCTATGGGAATGGACTATGCTTCTGATGAGAACATGTCAAGACGAGAAGAATTGGGACACATTGCCAGTATGCCAACAGAACAACTTATCCAAGCACTAGATGCTATTAAAGCAGATACTCTAGAGATGGGACAAGTTATCGAAATGCTTGATTCAAATACTGATGGAGAGAAGATAAAAGCAATTGCTATGCATATTTTAAAATTTGATCCTCAAGACAACCAAGCTCAAGGTGTGATGGGCACTCGTGTTCCTACCGGATTATAATTTAATAAGGAGAAAATTATGAAACATAATAAGAAAAGAAATACCGCTTTTCTTTACGAGTGCTTAATCAAAGAAATGACAAAGGCAGTTGTAAGAGGAGAGCTTCAAAAGAAACAACAAATCGTTGAGACCCTAAAGGGATACTTCTCAAAAGGAACTCCTCTGTATGATGACCTTCAATTATACAAACAATTAATGGAAACCAAGAATTTAAAAGAATCTCTTGGGATTCGTTTTATGGAAGAAGTAAAAAAAGATTGGGAGAATTTAGACAGAAAAGAAATTTTCAACCAACAAACCCAATTGATAAAAGAATTTAACAACAGCTTACCAGAAGCATTTGGTAATTTTATTCCCAATTATAAATCAATTGCAACAGTTGGCCAGTATTTCAATTCTGGAGGCCTTAAAGCAAAGACCCGTCTATTGATAGAGGAAAGACTTAAAACGCTTGTTATTTCGCATTCTGAGGCGGTTAAAGAGCAAAAATTAAAAACGGTAGATAGTCTTACTTACAATACATTCGTTAATAAGTTCAACGACACATATAAAGAAAATCTTTTAAAAGAACAAAGAGAATTATTGACAAACTATATTACATCATTCTCAGATAACGGATTAGGGCTTAAAGTGTTTATGAACGAAGAGCTTGGAAGACTAAAAGAACAATGTGAAAACTTAAACAAAGATAAATGGCCTGACAAAATAAGGCTAATTAAACAGAAGCTTGAAGGCTTTAAAAAGAAACCTTTAACAGAAGAAGTTGTCAAAGATGTCTTTCACATCCAACAGCTACTATCGGAGATTAAACAAAATGTATAAACCACCACAAGACATTATAACAGAACTATTAAAAGAAGACATTGGAGTTGACATCAATAGACCACCTATAACAGTTAACTTAAAACAAAGAATGTCAAATAGAAAAATTGGTGTGAATGTTGATGAGCCAACTTCTATCAACTACAAACCACAAATTAGTGTTGATGTTGTTAACCCTAATGAAAGAAAGCATGAATTTTCTCTCAATATGAGAGAAGCGCTCAATGGTGATCTGATGTTTATGGATCACAAAGATATAGACATAATACTTATGAAAGAAAAAAAGAAAATTGTTGCATTTCCGAAAGATTTGATGTCTGAAATTGTATATGGTGCCGAGTCTAGATTAATGGAGCATTTAAGAAAAAAAGGTGTTGTCCAGTTTGATTCTATTCAAGGCGGAAACGTCTATGGCTCTCTTGAAGGTAAAATACTTGAATCAAATGAAACAGATGAAATAGCAATAACAGTCTTTGAATTAAGTGAATGGATTAAGTCTGAAGTTGGACCTTCTGCTCGTAAAGAAAAATATACACAACAAA